ATCGATTTGTATATTGGAGATAAGAGTGAAGTGCCTCGCGTATATGAGGATTCCTCCGAAAGCAGATGGGAATACGCAGTTGCTTTAACACCGAATAATGAGTTTACACAAGTGTCTTTTGTCAATGGCATTCATACGGCAAAAGGTGGTAAACATGTTGAATATATTTTAGGCCAAATCACACGAAAGTTATGTGATTTTATTGAGAAGAAGAAGAAAGTCAAGGTCAATCAGAATTCTATTAAAGAACAATTGATTTTGTTTATCAGATGCGACATTGAAAATCCCGCGTTCGACAGTCAAACCAAAGATTTTATGAATACACCTTCTTCTAAATTCGGTTCAAAATGTGAAGTTAGTGATAAGTTTATTGAAAAGGTTGCTAAAATGGGCGTGATGGATGCTGCGTTGCAATTGACGGAAGTCAAGGAAAATAAGGCTGCCAAAAAGACAGATGGTATTAAGTCTAAATCTGTGCGCGGTATTCCGAAATTGACTGACGCTAATTGGGCTGGTACTGAAAAGTCCAAGGATTGTGTTGTCATATTTTGCGAAGGTGATTCAGCAAAGGCAGGTATTATTTCTGGTTTATCATCTGAAGATCGTAATACAATTGGCGTCTATCCCCTAAAAGGCAAGCTTTTAAATGTGAGAGGTGAAACCGTGAAGAAGATTTCTGAAAATAATGAAATTGCTGAGATAAAAAAAATATTAGGTTTAGAAACTGGTAAAAAATACAACTCAATAGAAGATGTATATAAGCATCTGCGTTATGGTAAGGTATTATTTATGACGGATCAAGATTTGGACGGTAGTCACATTAAAGGATTAGGTATCAATTTGTTCCAATCTGAATGGCCATCATTAGTCGAAATTCCTGGATTTATTGGTTTTATGAATACTCCTATTCTAAAAGCCAAAAAAGGATCTGTTGAGTTGAATTTCTATAATGACGGTGAATATGAAGAATGGAAAGAGGAAAATGATACCAAGGGTTGGAAGATTAAATATTACAAGGGTTTAGGTACAAGCACTGGTAAGGAATTCCGCGAATATTTTGAAAATAAAAAGATTGTAGGTTTTACGAATACTGAAAAGAGTGATGACACAATTGATATGGTTTTCAATAAGAAACGTGCTGATGATAGAAAGGATTGGTTAAAGTTATATGATAGAACCGCATATTTAGATACTAAGAAATTAAATGTATCCTATGAGGAGTTTATTCATAGAGAACTAATTCACTTCTCCAAATATGATTGCGATCGCAGTATTCCTAACTTGATGGATGGTCTCAAAATATCATTGCGTAAAATATTATATTCTGCCTTTAAGAAAAACTTGACGACTGAGATTAAGGTCGCACAATTCTCCGGTTATGTTTCTGAGCATTCTGGTTATCATCATGGCGAGGCCAGTTTAAACGCAGCAATTGTCGGAATGGCGCAAAACTTCGTCGGTTCGAATAATATCAATTTGTTTATGCCAAATGGTCAGTTTGGTACTCGTTTACAAGGTGGTAAAGATAGTGCGTCTGAAAGATACATATTCACTCAACTTAACAAAATCACAAGAACTTTATTTCCAGCAAACGACGATAATATTTTGACATATTTGAATGACGACGGCCTACTTGTCGAGCCAATTTATTACGCACCAATTATCCCGATGATTCTTGTTAATGGTTCAAAGGGAATTGGAACTGGTTTTAGTACGGATATTATGTGTTACAATCCTATTCAAATTATTCAATATATTAAAAACAAGCTATCTTTAGAAGAAAATAGTCTCGAGTTTATTCCGTATTATGATGGATTTAAAGGACAAATAACAAAACTTAGTGAAGAGAAATATTTGATAAAAGGTTTATATGAAAAGACCGGCACTGACACAATCCGTATCACTGAGTTACCTGTCGGATTTTGGACAGAGGATTTCAAAGAATTACTTGAGAAGCTGATTGAACCAGGACAAGATAAGGAAGGTAAAAAGATTACATCTATGGTTAAGGATTATGATGATATGAGCAAAGATACCAATGTTGATTTTACAATTACATTCGCAAAAGGTAAGTTGGAAGAATTAGAACAATCTAAAGGAGATTATGCTTGTAATGGTCTCGAAAAATTATTGAAATTATATACGACAAATACTACTACTAATATGCATCTATTCGACGCAGATGATAAGTTACAAAAATATGAGAAGATATCTGATATAATTGACGCCTACTATGATGTAAGATTAAAATTATATCAAACCAGAAAAGATTATTTGATCGATGCTATTGAAAAGGAACTTGTATTATTATCAAATAAAGCCAAGTATATCAAAGAGAACTTGGAAGGCACAATTGATTTGAGAAAAAAGAAGAAGGAACAGGTGTTGGAGATGTTAGAAAGCAAAGGCTATGATATTATCGACGACGATACTGATTATAAATATTTGACCAAGATGCCGATGGACTCGGTGACTGAAGAAAATGTCGAAAAACTGCTTACTGAAAAAGGTAACAAAGAAACCGAATTGGCTACAATTAAAAGCACATCTATAAATAAAATGTGGAATTTGGAATTGGATAATTTGTTAGAGCAATATTTGGAGTATAAGGAAGTTAGACAACGCCTTATGGATGGCGAAGAGACAAAATTAAAGAAAAAGAAGGTTACAAGTAAAGGAGCTGTTGTTAAAAAATCGGCAAAGGGTCTTGTAGTTTTAGAGGAATAAATTATTAAAAATCTAATCTTTAATGTTGTTGTCTAATATTTGTTTAATTTTGTTCGGGTCATAATCTTGTGAACAATCAATAAATTCAAAAATTTTTTTTATATTTTCCATATCAAACATTTTTTCAAAGGTCGTAAAATAACACCATTCTTTGTTCTGATTGTAAAAATTATAAAATATATTATTCAGTGCGTTTAAATATTGAACGGCATTTTTATCCTTTTTTAACCAACTACTTTGTGATTGAGCTGCAATATTTCCTCTAATTTGTATTATAACCTTCGTTTGTGGGAATAATTCCTTGAATTCCTTTAAATACTTTATGTCACCATTATCGTAACGAATTTCTTTAAACCCCCATACAGAAGTTACCTCTTTATTCTTAAACATTGACGCGATTAATATCTTAATCATACTAACGGTTTGTTGAAAATTATAAGAATTATACCATGACGGCTTGACATCTTTTGAAATAATGTCTTCATAACTGGCTGGACGTAAGTGTCCAGGTACATATTCAAATGTTGTAGTTTTAATCCTTTTGTAAAACTCTAAAAGGCTATTAATTGCGCCAAAATTCTCGCCGCATATATTGCTATTTGGCACGCTATTTATGATTCGTTGCATTGTAGTCGATCCAGAACGTCCAGTGGCACATATCAATACTATTTTATCCATTATAATAATAATTATAAATTTTTATTATACTTTAACCGATTTTTTTTTTAAGTTTTGGCACAATCTTTCTTTACTACGTTAGAAAAGGTTGTTAGACGGTCGCTTCGCTCTTAAAATATTTGGCACAACCTTTCTTTACTACGTTAGAAAAGGTTGTTAGAACCAAGTTTTGAATTCGAGCTCACGATCAGTGTTATCTGCCATAACAGGATGAGCAATTGGCACCACTAATGTACTGGCGTCATCTATATATTTCAAATAACCTTGTGCCTCACTATAAACTTGTTGAATGCAATAGTTTAAGACAATTTTGTTTAATTCTGCGACTTGTTGAGTAATATTATTTGGTTGATTTGCGGCGTTTTGTAAATAAACACTTCGCATAACGATTTTTAGAGAATCACAATCTTGAGGAGCAATTGTATATTGACCGTTTGATTTCTGATAAACACCTGCGCGTATTCCATTTTGTAAGATCTGAATGTTTTGTTGAGAGAAAAATGCTTGAGATAAATAAGTATCAGTCCACAAGCCTTCAGTTGGATTCCTAAATGTTACACACTGATTTGCTGGTATTTTATCATACATTTCAAATAAAGTAGAAGTATTAGGAGATTTAATATCTATGCGTCCATTAGTAACTTTATTCATTTATATTACACTTATAGAAAAAAATATATATTTATTTTATATACAAATGGAAGGATTTCAAAAATTTGTTTTATATGCTGCAATAATTATTTTAATTATTACATTGGTTGTAATTGGTGTAGCTCTTTCAAAAGTTCATAATAATGTTTTATGGCCTCCTATGACTCCCGCTTGTCCTGATTATTGGACAATAGATGGTTCTGGCAATAATGCCGTTTGTGTTAATGTAAAAGGTTTAGGAAGTTGTACTACTCCAACAGAAGGCCATAAATTTTATACTAAAAACTTTAATACTTCTCAATTTACAGGTTCTCAAGGCGTGTGTAATAAATATATTTGGGCTACTAAACAATGTAACGTTAGCTGGGATGGTATTACATATGGAGTAACACCGCCAGATTGCTCAACATAAAATAAATATATTAATTATATAATGAATAATATAATTAATTTAGTTAACAAATTACCAACAGATATTGTTAATATAATTGAAGAATATGTCCCTAAAAAAGAGTTTGTCTTTACAAATAAAACAAATTATCAATTATATCATCATCTTATTAGACCTACAATTAAAACATTCGAGACCTATATACGTGACATAATCAGAAGAGATAATAATTTTGTTTTTGAAATGATAGTAAGAGAGAACTATTTAAAATGGTTTGAAATTAAAAACTACACATACAAAAACTATGCTTTTAAAAATTATGTTTATTTTGTTATTAATTATTGTATTGAAAATGAATCAAATAAATGTAGAAATTTTATTGTAGAATTTTTACAAGAACTTGGATTATACAAAAATCAACATAAAAAGAATTTTGTTAAATATATAAAATGGAAAAATTGAACGTTAATAGTATTCTGGATAGAGATGAAAAGTCCAATACCATTAAAGAGATATTAAAATCCTTTGAAGCTAATAAAAACAATATGTTGATCAAAAAGGGGATATATGTTTATGGTAATCCAGGCACTGGAAAAACCACGTTTGTTTCAAATATTTTAAAAGAAATGGGTTATGATATTATTAATTATGACGCCGGTGACATTCGAAATACATCTGTTATTGAAGATATTACAAAGCATAATATGTCTGATAAAAATATAATGAGTCTGTTTAATAAAAAGGTAAAAAAGATTGCTATTATAATGGACGAAATTGATGGGATGAATAATGGTGACAAAGGTGGAATTAATACTTTGATTAAACTGATTCGGCCCAAAAAGACAAAAAAACAAAAATTAGAAGAAATTACAATGAATCCGATTATTTGTATTGGAAATTATCGCGTAGATAAAAAGATCAAAGAGTTAATGAAGGTTTGCAATACCGTCGAATTGAAAACTCCTACGAATCCACAAATCAATGAAATTATCCATTCTTTGTTTACCAATATTGATACAAATGTTAAAACCAAAATAATTAATTTTATTCAAGGTGATTTAAGAAAACTTAATAGTATTTATAAAATTTATGAAAATGATCCGCAATTTTTTAAGGGTGAAATAATTGAAAATATATTTCAAATCAAGTCATACAATGATGATACTAAAAAAATAACCAACAAGCTTATTAATAAATACTATAACATAAATGAACACGCGACCATAATGAACGAGACAGATAGGACGAGTGTTGGTTTATTATGGCATGAAAATATTATTGATGTTATTGATAAATATGACAAAAAAACATCGGTTCCTTTCTATATAAATCAATTGGATAACATTTGTTTTGCGGATTATATTGATAGAACTACATTTCAGAAACAAATATGGCAGTTTAATGAAATGAGCTCATTAATCAAAACTTTTAAAAATAACAAGTTATATCACGAAAATTTTCCTAAAAAACAAAATTATAATCCTACAGAGGTTCGGTTTACGAAAGTATTAACAAAGTACTCAACTGAATATAATAATTCTTTGTTTATCCAAAAATTATGTCAAAAGCTTAATATGGATAAAAAGGATATATTTGGTTATTTTATCGATTTGAAAAATAAATATGATGATAACGAAATTTTTGCGCTGTTTGAAAATTATGAAATAACAAAACTTGATATTAATAGAATCTATAGATACTTGGAAAAATATACAAAGGAAAATGCGGCTGGCACAACTGATAAGGAAATTGAAAATGAAGAAGAAGAGGAGGAAATGATTGAAGAATAAGTATTACAAATATTGAATTTAAAAATAATATTAATTTTATAATATTATTTTTATTTAGATACGTTTATAGCATTACAGTTTTACAGATATTAATTATCTAACAAGTACACTACTTCCCGGCTTTTTCCTCTCCATCTCATTCATTAGCATCGTCCTCTTGTAATCCCAATCCTCCCTTGTCTCTGGAGTTACTGTGCCATGTAAGTATGACTCATAATGGCTTGGCGATGTGAAAAACAAAGTTGGTACCTTATACTTTCCATTACATTCGCCAGTTGATAATCTAACCGAGAAAAACAAATGCTCGTGTTTGCTGCCAACATTGTAATTATAATATTCGCCAGTCTCGGCATTTCTAATACGGGTTCCTACCTCACCGCTGGTATAAATACCAATACGCTTCTGCTTATAACTAATAATACCACGGCGATCAAAAGGAGCCAGTCTCGAAATTATATGGAAATTCTTATCAGCCTGTTTCAAATTCAACAACTCGTTATTATCGTCGTTGTTTAATTGTTCAGTCTCGGTTTCAATGTCGTTACTCATTTCACTTAGTATACTATAATATATGTATTCTTTTTAAGTATATTTATTAATTCTTTTTATTAAATATACCTATTTACCTCTTTAATTCTGCTGTACTTTACAATTTCTTTTTAACTGTATTTGCTCCATTATTAATGATTTTAATTTATCCTCTAAATATTTGACCTTTTCCTTCAATTGATTATTTTCCATTGCCAGCTCTTGAACCATAAATGTTAGTTTATCGATTTTATCTTGGGCCATCTGAGGATTTACATTAGTTAGCTTATTCATTAAATTATTATAATCGTTTTGCTGTTTTAATTGGTCTTGAATAAGTTTCTCTCTTGTTTCTTGTATTTGAATCATTTGCTTTGTGACATCTGGCTTATTTTGAGGCAATCCCGGCTCATAATTGTCCAATAGTTTATTAATATCTTCCATAAAAAACTTCAACACTTCTGGCTCCTTTACAAAATCTGAAGGTTTTAAAGTCGTATCCTTAATGAAAGGGTTTGGCATCTGATTCAGTAATACCTTTTTATCAAATGAATTATGATTGTGCGAAAAGACCAAGATTGATTTAAGTGGGTCTAATTGAACAAATGGAATCTTATAATCTTTAAGAAACTTCTTCTCTTCGGCAACAGACGCGGTTTCATCAAATCTGGTTTGTTGTAATAATTCCTTTCTAAATGCAAAGGTTGCTGCCGTCGCATGATTAGGACCATATGGACCAAATTGATACATTTTGTCAATATGTTTAAAATACATATACATTATACTTGATCCAGCACACAACGCCTTTGGGTTTTTCTGTAATGTATTTACTGCATGAGTCACCCTTTCCGGTGGATAATAATCATCATCGTCCATATAAATAATTATATCACCTTTAGCCTTTTCATTTGTTATATTTCGTTTCTTACCGAGAGACATTTTTTCCTCATATCTAAAATATTTCACTTGCGGTATATGGGATACCAAATCCTCGATTTTGTCAGTACCGTCATCAACGATAATCCATTCCATTTTATCCTTTGGATATGTTTGATTTTCAAAACATTTTATTATAATTGGGATAAAAGGACGTCTATTAAATGTTGGCATACAAATACTAACAAATGGGGTTTTCTCTGGTTTACCTTTTTTTTTCATTATTTAAATACAATATGAAATTATATTTATATTGTATTTTTTATTTAATTTTTATTTATTTCTGTAGTTTTTTTAATTCCTTTAATAAATCAAAGTTGCCTCCACCCTTCGATGCTTTTGCTGGTGTGGCTTTTAGTATTGGTGCTGGTGTGGGTGCGGCTTTTGGTGTTGCTGCTACTTTAATAGGCGCTGCCGCTTTTGCAGGTGTTCCTGTTGTTGATGATTTTCCGAAAATCTGTGTAAAATCAAAAGTAGGGTTCTTTGCATATGCCATTACTTTATCCATATAATACAAAATTGCTATTGTTATTATAATCGCAAAAATTCCAGCTAATGATCCTAAGTATTGGAAAAATATACTTATAACATACAAACAATAAAAGAAAAGTATTGTTCTTGGATAATTTTCAAAAAACCCTGTTAATATATCACCACATCCTACAGGACCATTTACAAATTCTTTATTATTTTCTGTTATTATACCGTCATATAAAAGAAATGAAATTAATACAAAAAACATTATAAAACAAACCGGAAGTGCTATAGGAACTACAAAGATAGCCCAATAAATAATACAAATAAACAGCCAAAACATCGTTATATAACCAAATAATTCCCCTATTATACTACCGCCGTTATCTGCCACAAATATTGGTAATGATGTAATCAAAGTATATAAAGCATATATCCAATTAAAAATAAAAAACACACATAATCCGAAACCTAAAAATAATGGTCCTAATAACAATATAATTATTTGAGGAATGCCAAATTTATTGATTGTTTTGAACATAAACTGTATAAGGGAATAATTTAATGAAAATAATTCTTCGTAAAATGATAAAAAGAATAAACAAAAATGTGAAGTCCACGAATTAGTAGCTCCATATTTTTTTTGCTTATTTCGTAAACCATCAATAAAATAATATTTTAAGTTATCTGGATCATTTGGAAATTGTATTTTAGCGTTACCATCAAAAATGCTTACTGGTTTCGAATTTAGCGACTTAGAAGGACTATCTACAAAAGGAGGTTTATCGGTATCTGTTGGAAGTACACACGAAGAAGAAATTGCACACGCATACACGAAATAACTGCCTATTTTATAATAAACATAAATTACAATTAATCCGCCGATGAAAGCTCCGAAGAAGCCACCTATATCAACTTTTTTAGTATTATTTCCATTATTTTCGTCTTTTTTTTCATCAATAGTTGAAGTATCATTTGAATCCGACATTTTACTTATATTAAAAAGATATAAAATTTATTTACAAATTTAATTCTCTGTATCAAATATAAATTATTATTGAGTATTTATTTTTCTAAATAGGATAGTTTATTTTCTCTCTAATGTTAGTTCAAAAAATAAAATATAAATAAATAATATATGACATTAACAAAAGATACTAATTATATATTATTTTTAGCAGTTACAAGTTTTTTATTAATTGTTATAATATTTTATTGGATTGATTACCTTTCAATAAATAAATATATTGTAGAAAGTTTCCAACAGTTAAACGATACTACTCTTTCAAATTCTACAAGTCACACTGTAGACTTGCCCTTAACCACCACTTATAGTTGTAAAAATATGTGTGGGCCTCAAGCCAGATGCTCTATTACCGGTCAGCAATGTACCGCGGATATTGATTGCCCTGGTTGCCAACCTAAAATAAATGGTATCAAGACGCAAAGTAGTAGTAGTAAAAATGTCCCTGGTAACAATGACGCAGGCAAGCTTACCGTTGGTGTGACACCTCAATATTCTCCTTTGACAACCGATATGGGTACAAGAGCGATGAAAATTTCGGGTAAGGATTTTTCGAAAACACCTTCGCCTACATTTGGTATAAATACATGGCGTGACGACTTTGACGCTGAACAAAAATTATTTAATACAAGATACAAACCTCCAGCTGATTTAAAATATATGCCTTCATATCCGCCACGTTATAGCGTTACAGGTGATTTTATTGAAGATGGTCCATTGGCTTCAAATGCTACACTAAACTAAACTAAACTAAATACCAGTATGTTTATCAATCGTAACATTTTTGGCTATATTTTTAATGATTTTGTCTTCTTTTTCCAAATCATTATCTCCTTTGCCACCCATTGCTTCAATAATAAGTTTATCATATGCTGTTGAGAATTTGGATTCACTTTTTTCACAACCAGGATACTTCGTTTTAAAATCTTTTAATAATTTGGAATTCTTATGCGTTACATGTTTAATCACCTTTCTCATTTTTTGTTTAGTTTCATTTTCCTTTTCCCATTTATCTTCATCCTTTACATACATTATTTCTCTCTTTGAATCTGTACAATGGACAGGTCTTTTAGTTTCATCGAGAGAATTTAGGTTACTAACAATTATTTTCGAGATACCTTCTACAAATCCCAATTTTCCAACATTTTCCAAATCACATAATTGTAACTTTATTGAATCTACAAAATCCATTATATTCATTGCATCCTTACAGGTTTCGTTTAAAAAGAATTGTAAGTTGAATGTTTTATTATGAGAATTTATATTGTTATTTGAAATATTAGTATTTGAACTATTTTTGGATAGCTCCATAATGGTTTTACCTTGTTCTATTAACATTTTTTGTAATTCCTTATTTTGCTGTAAAACACTCATAATTAATTCTGGTGTTATCTGATTGTTTAAGTCTTCAGTATTTATTTCTTCAGAATCATTATCAATAGTAACACAAATTTTGTTATGTTTCCATAAACCAGAATTAGTAGTATAAACCTTATTACATTTTTCACAACAATATTTGTCTGGGTTTTTTTGGGTTTTTTTATTTCCATTTATTTCCATTTCATGTCCAAAACTCATTTTTTTATGTTTTGATGTGAGTAAATGTTTTGAATAATCGTTTTTATGAGACGATTTAAAGTCACATATTTCGCAAATATATTTGTCCGGGTTTTTTTGGGTTTTTTCGATTTCCATTATTTCCTTAATATTTATAAATATTTTTTTTTATATTTTAATTTTTCAATTGCATTTTTTTAAAAAAAATTATCGTAACATATTTGAAAAACTTTTTTCAACAGTGAGACGCTATTTTTTTTTATGGTCTCAGCTTTTTCTCTAATTTTTAACAATTTTTTTTTCCCAAAAGTATTTTCATTTTTCAAAAATGGACATTTATAAATGTCCAAAATCGACTTTTCCAAAATAATCTTGAATTTTTGAAAAATATGCAATTTGTCTTCACTCAAAGTGAATGTTTTTTCACTATTTTCGCAAATAGTTCCTTACATATTGTAGTGAATTCGACCTTTTTCTTTAAGTAGAAAATATAATTTATTATATTCTGAAATTATATTTTGAAAATTTAAGTAGCATACAAAAGACCCGCATTGCCGCCAACAAAGACAACCATGTTGACCCTTTCTTCCATCACATATAAATCATAATTGTATTCATAAATGCGCCAAGATGGCTTATTTACACCAATTACTTCGCCTGTATCTGGATTGCAAATGGTTAAAACCTGAGCATATGGGTCAGTAGGCGGATTAATTGTCACAAACTCAAATTCAATGTTCGTGAATCTGCTCATATTCATAGCACCGGATGGCTGTAACGAATAGGGCGACGTATCTAAACAAAAATTATAACAATATAAGCCATCGGGAGCATAACCTTCAGTCCTGGTGTATTTTTCAACATAATTATAAACTCCAGCTGGCAACAAATTTTCTCTGTATTGTCCGTCCAATAAAATACCTAACGCCACCAAAATTTGTTTCAGGTTTTGTTGATTATAAACACCAGTTATAGCCAATCCTGATAAAGTTCCGTCAGGATTTGTACCTGGTCCAATTGGTGTTGGTCCAAGAGGGTCGGGATTCGGATAGTTGCCAGCAGCTGGCGCCGGAGTAATATCAATCGGCATATAATTATACGGCCAATTCGTGTAATTAGACCATTCATTCCTTAAATTAACATCGCTTCTCTGGAAATAAAACATCCAACTAATTACCATACCAATAGAATCTATTGGTATCTTATTACTGCCAGTAACATTATAATAAGGCTTCTCATAAACTTGTTTAATCAAATATTTCTGTTCATTTTTAGCAAAGAGCATCGATTCTTCATTAGAGAGAAAACAATATGTACAATTTAAATTTATATCCGCATTCCAATTAACTCTTGTATCAACATAAGATGTGGGACCAAGTTTTTCATCAGGCGGTGTCTGTAAAAATCGGTAAAACTGCATATAATATTGATTAAAATTGGGTGCAACATATGGAAAATTATTATTGTAATCCATTACATCACGAATCCTGAAAATCTGATTAACAGGTTTAAATGTTACGCTTATTTGTAATTCGTTATACTGCAAAGATACCAAAGGGAACGCATTTTGGGTTTTAAGGTTAAACCAAGCACCGAGTGGGATATACAAATTTTTTCCCATAATAGATGGTTGAGCACCAGCCGGATTAGGCGACCCATCTGGCAAACTGGCATAAAACGCATTTGGGTATGAATTCACGTGT